TCGTCGTGCTGTAGAACTTCTCGTTGCCCGCGCCGGTCGCCGTGGGCGATACCGTGTAGGCTGTTGCGCTGCCGTCCGAGAGCGTCGCGGTGAGCGTGCCCTGCCCGGAGTACATCGCCCAGTAGATCGTGAGCGTGCGGCTGGTCGTGTCAGCAGGCGCGACGATCTGGATACCCTGCCCGGTGCCTGTCATGGTGTCGGCGTAGACACCGCCCGCAAGCGCCGTCGCCGAGGCCGTGGGTGTGCCATCGGTCCACGTCATCGTCGGACCGTCCGTGTAGCCGGTCCACGTCAGGCCCGAGCCGACCAGCGTCGGCAGTCCAATGGTCGAGCCACCGCCCGACCTCCGGTTCACGGCGGTCGCTGACTGCGGGAACTGAATCCAGTCAGTCTGCGCCGGCGACGAGAGATTAAAGACCTCGGTGCCGGCTAGAATCGTGTTCGAGCCGGTGAGCGTGCCCATTGTCGATTACGTGAGCGAGAGCGTGTAGCTGCCCGCCGGCACTGCGAACACGTCACTCGTGCCAATCGCCTTGGACGCAGCGAGCGCGCCCGCGTCGATCAGGTTGCCGCCCGAGACCGCGTCATAGATACCGACACCAACGATGGTGCCCCACGACGCCGTGGCAGTCGGGAACGTCACGGCGCCGTTGGAGGCGACCGCCGGGCCTGTGCCGGAGACCGTGAAGGTGACCGCCTGGCGCGCGTACGAGCCGCCCGAGACTTCGACGCCGCCGGTATTGCCCGGCAGCGTTGGCGTGGTCGTGAACGCGGCCATATAGACCGTGGTAGGTTTCGTGAGCGTGGAGACACCCAGAATGTGATTCAGGACTGCCTGCTCCATCGTGCCGGGTAATGCCATGAACGACTCCTCAGAAATGGGTGGCGAGGAACGCGAGCTCGTCGGCCGCGCTCATCTGCACAACTTGTGCGGTGCATAAGACCTGCGTGTACGCAGCGGCAGCCGCAGGGCTATGTGCCTGCGCGCTCGCCGCGGTGCCGGGTACTACGTACTTGGGCTCAGTCGGCGCGGTCATGCGGGCCTCACGCGAAACAGCAGCTTGTCGGGCACCGTCATACGTAAAGGTCCCGGCTGCACGATCACAATCGCGCCTTCGTACTGGCCCGCCGGCACCTGCGTGCAGTTGCCCACGAAATAGAAGCTCACCAGTCCATCCGTTCCGTTCGTGACGTTCGAGCAGATCAGCGGTGTGCCTGCCGGGGTGCCATCGGCGTTAGGGGGCGTGCCTGCAAGGCGGAAGTAGACGGTGACCGTCGCCAGCGAGACATCAAGCGGGAAACCGTTGGAGCGGTCAGTGAGCGTGAGCGTCACCACGGGCAGGTTGTCGCCCTGCGTGACGTCGATGGTCGCGATGGTCATACGAACCCCGTGAATTGAATGCGCAGATCCGCGCGGCCCAGGCCCTTCTCCATCTTCCGGCGTGCGCGGGACATCTCGAGCGTGAACTCTCGACGCACCTGCATGCCCATGCCGGGGTTCGAGTACGGCTGGCCAGGGGTCATGTAGAGGCGCGCGCGGGCGCCCTTGCCGATCGTCTCGGCGTAGTGCTCCCACACCTTCTGGTCGACGGTCATGCTGTCGCGCGTCGGCGCGAGCGCGATGCGCAAGGTGAGCGCATTCGGGAGCGTAGCGTTGGGCATCGGCACGAGGATGATCTCCGGCTGGATCACGCGCGTGATGTAGGCCGGGTTGCCATCTAGGGTGCGCCAGTCGAGCGTGCGGTAGATCGACGAAAGCTCATCAACCGACTTCGGGATGAGCAGCACGTTGTTGTACCAACCCTCGATCACGTCGACGAACGCAGTGTCATCTGGCGTGTCGATCTGGTAGTTCGGGATGTCCTTCACACCCGTCAACGGGTCGTGGTCCACCTGCACATACCGTGTCTCGGTGCAGAACTCGATGCAGGCGTTGCGGATCGCGTTGATCGCCACGAACTCCGGCACGTTCGGCACGAACGGCATCACCTCGGTGAGGAACTTGTCGTAGGCGACGGTGTAGCCGTACTGCTCGCTCATGACGTGGCTCCCGGTTGAGGCTGAGCGTTGCCCTTACCCAGCGACTGGTTGACGTTGTTGGTCTCTTCCTCGACACCCAGCTTGCCCATCGACGCCATGAAGGTCTGCAGGTACTGGCCGGCCTGCTGCGTGCCGGCGAACTCGGCGTCCTTGCTGCACGCGCGATAGAGCATGTAGTCGAGCAACGCCGTGCCAAAGATCGGCTTGAGCGCGATAAGCTGCGTCTCGTCACTCAGGTTGGCAGGGATGGTCGAATAGTTGATCTCGACGTAGTTCGCGCCGTTGGACGGCGGATAGACGTAAAACGCGTTCGAGTCCTGGATGTCGAAGATGTAGTTGTAGACCGTCCCGGTGGGGGTATCCGTGTGCCAGTTCGGGTTCTGCGCGTCGAGGATCGTGCGCGAGATGAGGCGGACCGCGCGGCCCGGAGATAGGCCGTTCGGGCCCATGTTTCGGTAGATGTCGAGCAGCATCCAGCCATCGGCGGGCAGCTGCTGGCGCGTACCCTGCACGAGTTGCATCGCCGCGGTGATGGCGGACGCGTTCGGCTGCAGGATGACGATCTGCCGCTGGCCGTCGTTGAGCCAGCCGAGCAGTTCGGTGCGCGTCCACCGCGTGTTGCTGTCGTCTAGCAGCTGCGTCGCCGCCTTGTTGATGAGGTCGGACGCAGCAGTTGCCAGTGACGATGTCGTGGTCGACTGAACTACGATGGACATACTTACATCCTATATTGAACGTGCTAACAGTTTAGCAGTTGAAGCTCAGGCAACGAAGTGACTCCCGATGCTATGAAGGCGGGGGCTATTCGAGGTTAGGCACCAAGCAAGCCGTGCGTTTTCAAATCAACGATTAGCTGCGCAAGTTGCGCGGAGGTCTGCGCAAGCGTTGCCGACGCGCCATTGAAACTAGCGGTGCGACTGCTGCCCGTAGGCGTGCCGTATCCCGCGATCTGTGCGCCGACAACCTGCGTCGAGCCAACGACTACCTTCGCCGTGTAGACACCCGTCCAATTCAGCGAACTTGTCCCGCTGCTATACGTTGCCGTCGTCGCCGGTGAATGATTCGAGTAGACCAAACTGCCCGTGCTTGACAAGAACAGCAGGTTTGAGATTGCTCCAGTTCCGCTCGGCTTCGACGAAAGCGTGATGCCGCCCGACGTGCTCGCGCGAACGCGCGCAACCGTATCATTGCCCTCGAAGCTGAACCGAAGTTCCGAGTTGGCGTTCTTTCCGCCAATGATATTGGCGTAGCCGGTTGTCGCGTTCGTGTTAGCACCGCCAACAGTCAGCGTCGTACCGATGACTCCCGCGTTGTACGCCGTCAGGTTGTAGCCTTGCATCGCAAAATGGCTGTACACCTGATTCTGGTTGACGCCTTGCGGGAAGTTCGCGCCCGGATCGCTGTAGCCAGTGACTTGCAGGGTCGCCGATTTCGTCGGACTCGCTACGACATAGCCGTACGCCGGGCTGCCGTCCGTCGTGCAGTTCTGCTGGATGTACCGACCGCAGAACCCGAGTTTGATCTCATACGGCTCGCTGGTCTGGAATCGCGTGTTGATGAAGAACTGGCGATGGATGATTGCGCTTCCGCCAAGGCCATCAATCCACATTGCACCCGCGCAGGTGTCGTTCTGAGCGCCAAGCGCGCCGTTCGCCGTCGTGATCGCCTGCCCGGAATGATGCAGGTACGAGTAGACCACGCTATTGTCTGCAACGAAGTCGCTTGCCCCAAGCGAGTTTCGGCCATCGGAATACGTCCGACCGCTTACTGAGTCGTAGAATGGCGCTGGGTCGCTGATAGCCGATGTACCGGTTGCGGCACCACCAGCAAGCGTCTGCACGGCAATGTTTGCACTCGTCACGCTCATCGCCGTAATAGTGGCGACAGCGTTCGTCGAGTAGACTTGAAGCGCGGAACCGCTGGCCGTCAGCGTCAGCGCGTCATACGGAACAAGGCGGTTCGGTTGCGCTTGCCATTTCGCAATTAGGCTGGCGATGGTCGTCGGCACGTCATCGCCAATCTGTACCTCCGTACCCATGACCGGCGACGCTCGGAACGTGTACACCTCTGTTCCAATGGTAACGGTGTCGCCGTCAGCAGGGACGCCGCTAAATGCGAACTGCCCGGCCTGCGTGTAATTGAAGCCGAAGTGCATGAGTCCGGCTTTCGGAAGCGGCCCTAGATTGACTAGCCCCCAATACCCCTTCGTCAATACGCGGATCAACGACATTCCATCGGAACCAGCGCCCTGCGTCACCGGATACCCGTTCAGTTCGGGCATGTTTTGAGCGCGCGTGGAATCGTTGTAAATTCCAGCGACGCGCCAATATCCGAGCACATTTACGTCGATCAGACGGCAATCAAGCCGCGATCCGTGAAACACGCCGACATCCCAGTTATCACCGAGATTCGATGCCGCCGCGTTCGTGTAGTCGCAGTAAAGCTCGACCGTCAACTTCCGCAGCGTTACGCCGTTATTCTGGATGTTGACGGCAGTCGAAAGTGGCGCGTCGTTCGGGTCTCCGGCGCTTGCACGGTATAGCCTACGAGTCTTGACAGACTTTGCGCCAGCGCCAACGAACAGAAGGCGCGTGCCCGGAATATTTGAGAGCGGCGCCCAATAGGATCGCGCATAGCCCTGATTCTCGCCGCAAAGTTCAACCGCGCCGACATCGATCAGCAATTCATCCGCAAAAACATACGTTCCGACAGGAAACTTAACAGTCCCGCCGCCTGCGCGAGAGCGAACCGCTTGCTGAGTTGCCGCCCAATCGATGGATTGCGAAAGCGATGTAATTGGGACACTGGGATACTGCGCTTGGGCCGAAGCAATCGTCGCGAATCTCTCGCTAAGCGGATGCAGCGCGCCATCGCCAATCGCACCGAAGTCACGCACACTAACCGTATCCCCCAGCTTCGATACGATTGTCCGCGCTACTGCTCCCGTACCGCTCTGCGTGAAGCCCTGATACGTCTGGATGACCCACTGCGCGATCTTCGTGAGCGTCGTCTTCACGACGCCCGTCTGCCTGACGTTGATACTCTCCGTACCCGTCAACGCACCTGAGTCTGGATAGTCGCCGGCGAGGTCGTCGATGAGCAGGACGTCACTGATCGTCTGCTGCGCGATGCCCTTGCCCGTGATGGTGAGCGAGTAGTGCCCGTCCGCCGCGTAGAACGAGAACACACCGTTGGCGTCGGCCGTCAGGGTGTTGCTGGTCGGCGTGGTGCCGTTGTCGCTGTAGATCGTCGCAGGCCCCCCAGACGGGTAGTTGTACACCGTGACGGTCGCTTTCGCCACGGGAAGACCCAGGCTATTGATGACGTTGTTCTGGTATTTCTGCATGGGGGCCGCTGAATGTGGAAACGAGGGCGGGCTTGTGGCGCCGCCCTCGTTGTGCTGCGTCGAGGCTTAGGCCGAGTGCTGCGCGACCCACGTGACGCCGTCCGGCGACATGAACGTGGTGCTCTTCCCCGCGGCGACTGCGAACGCGGTGTTCACCGCTGCACCGTTGACCGTGCCGCCCACCGGCGGATATACCACGAGCGAGTTGGCGCCACCGTTGAACACCGTCACGAACGCCGAACCGAAGCTCGGCAGGACCGCGCCCGAGCTCGCCGCCACCGTCGCGAACATGTTGATATCGTTGACGATCGGCAGGGCCGTGGCCTGCGTCGTGCCCGCTGCGACGAGGGCACTGCCCATATCGCCTCCAGCGAGCGTCTTCGCCGTGCTGTCCCAGATGCCGGCCTGGACCAGCTTGTTTTCGTAAGTCATCTCTACTCCTGTGCGTGAAGAAGCCCGGGTTGCCCCGGGCCGCCGAATTAGCCCGCTGCGACGAGCGTCGCGAGCGAGTCCGGTTGCGTCACGCCGTAGCCATAGATGTTCAGGCCGCGGACCAGGTTGCCGAAGTCGTTCGGGTTCTGGAGCGACTCGACCTTCGCGATCTGCGAGGCGAAGCTGATCGCCGACTTGTGGCCTGCGATGATCGCGTGGCGCTTGGCCGTGCCACCCGCTGCGCCGCCCGTCCAGTTCTGAGCCGCAGCCGCGCGCGGCGTGAGGTTCGAGACGTAGACCGTGAAGCGGTCGATCTGGCCGATGCGGCCGTTACGCAGGATCGACTGGCCGTCGCCCATGAACTGAGCCTGCGCCAGGTTCGATTGCATCAACAGCTGACGCTCGGTCGGCGTGAGGATCAGCCAGCGGTCCGTTTCCGGCACGTTCGCTTCGTCGAGCACGCTCGAGAGCGACGTGATCATCTGCAGGATGTTCGCCGCGGTCAGGGCCACCGGCGCCGTGTCGGTGCCGAGGTTATACGCGCCCGAGATCTTGCCGGCCGTTGCGCCCATGTTGGTCGCCGAGCCGCCGTTGAACGTGCCGCCGAGGACGTCCTTGTCGATCGTGATCTTCATCTGCATCGACGCGTCGTTGGTGAACATGTCCATCAGCTTCGGCTTCGACTGAAGCTCGAGGACGTTGTTGACGTTGACGCCGAAGTACTTGCCCTTGTTGATCTGCAGCGTGATCGTCGAGGGCGCCGGCACGTCGTAATTCAGCGACTGGCCGACCGAGTAGTTGTAGATGTTGATCGTCGGGATCGTGTTGATGATCACCGTGTCGCCCATCTGGCTGATATCACCCTGCCAGTCGGTGTTCGCGATCTCGCCGAATACAGTGGCTGCATAAAACTTCTGCGCGAGCTTGCCGGACCAGAGCGCCGGGATGAAGGTGCCGCTGTAAGCCGTGCCGCCGTAGGCGACTTGACCGGCCGGGCTGTTGAAGCCGCCAGCGTTGATCGGATAGACTGCGCCCGGGGTTACGGTTGCCATGGTGATGCTCTCCTAAAAAGATGGGGTGAACCAGGCAACCGAACCGGGCTAACGTGCTAACGCACTCGGCCTTCAGCTACGGCTGCCTGGAGATCTGCTTCCAAGCGAGCCGCCTCGTCGGTCGGAATGTGGCCGCGGCGGAGGTCCTCGTAGAACTGATTGATGGACGCGGTGTCCCAGATCAGCGTCTGCTTGGTCTCCGGCGGCGCACTCTGACGCGTGCGGGCGGGGGCGACCTGTCGCGCGAGATCGTTCTTCGGCGGTGTGGCCTGCTGCACCGGCGCCTTCGTGGCGAGGTAGGCGTTGAAGATGTTCGCGGTGCGCGCGACATCCCGGCGATCCGCGGCGTTATCCAGCGCAACCTTGCGCGGCAAGCCGTAGATCGGGTCCACCTCACTCAGCCATGCGATGAACTCAGGGTCCTGGTTCGTCTGCACGAGGCTCGGTACTGCGCGCCCCAGATCAGCGTAGAAGGCAGCTTCGGCCTGCTCCGCGGTCTGTTGCGCCACACTGCCGACGTTCGCTTTCACCTGGGCCAGTTCGGCTCGCAACCGCTCGTTCTCGGACTGCAGGGGGCTTGTCGCCTGCTGCACGCCGCGTTCGATGAGGTTGACGAGGTCCGGTCCAAATGACTCGCGGTCCTGGTCAGTGATCAATTGCGTCGGGGCCTTGGGCGGTTCCTTGGGGGCTTGCAGCTGCGCGATCTGGTTCTGCATGGCCGTGAGCGACTCTCGAAGCTCTCGGTTCTGCGCGTTCAGGCGCGGTACTTCCGCGTCGAACATGCCCTTCAGCGTGCTGTACTTGTGCTCCCAATCGACCGGCTTATGCTCCGGCGCCGGGGTTACCGGCTGCTGTTCCGGGGGCGTCTGCGGGGCAGGCTCCTGGGGTTCATTGGGTGTAGGCTCCGAGTTACCGCTCGGGTCGCCGACCATCTGTGCCGCCAAGGCGTCTGCTGCGTCTGCTGCTTCCTGAACTGCGCGTGGCAATCCCATGTCTACTTCTCCCCCGCTCCGGCTCTACGGTCAGCGGACAAATGGTTGAATTCGCTTGGCCCCTTCGGAGGTCGGCCGTGCGCTTATTTCTGATACTTCGCCGCCAGGGTTTCGCCCTCAGCGACGTACTTCAAAACCTGTTCGATGACATCGATCGCCGACTGTGAGCGAGCCATGTCATCCAGATTGCGTGCGCGCTTCAAGCTCTCGAGCTCCTCATCCCTCGACTCCCGTAGGTATGTCGTCAGGTTGTTGAACTCGGCGGCCCGGAGCCTCGCGAATGCGCGCAGGGCTCCTATATCGCGGCACTGCTTCATTTGCAGAGGCCGTCGCCCTTGTTGACGATCGTGCTGAACTCGTCACCCATGACCTTGCCGACCGGGCGCTCGTGCCACTTCGACGAGATGCTGTTGCCGTCGTCGTTGACCTTGCCGTTGCCAGCTGAGCCGCCACCTGCGGTGACCTGGCCCATCTCGCCCTTGCGGCCTTGTTGCAGCGCGCCCATGGAGCCGCTGCCGGACTTCTCTTTCGCCATCATCGGCTCCTTTAACCTATATGGATCACATGCTAACAAACTGTGCGCTACTTGTTAACAGGTTCTACTCAATAAGATGGCCATCGGCGTACAGCTTGCCCTGATAACCCATCTCCACGAGCGGCGACGTCACGCGCACGCCATAGGGCACTTCCGTGTGCAGCAGGTTCGAGATGCGCTCTATCTGGTGCGCATCGAAGCCAAGTGCCTGCAAGGTCTCGGTGGATTTCTTCAAGTTGGCTATCGCTTTGCCGTTCATTGTCCGTTGCTCGGAAGGTTGTTGGTGACGGGCTGCCCGCCGGGGAGCGCCGCGCCTTGCGGCATACCAGCCGGCGAGCCTTGCGGCGCCATCGGCGGCGGAGCGCCCATACCCAGAAGAGGTGCGGTGGCAAGCGCATCCTGCGCCTGATTCTGCAGCGGCTCCGTCGGCGCGAACTGCCCGTGCTTGAGCATCATCTGCTGCGCGAACTCCTGCGCCTGCATCTGCTTCTGTTGCGCCATGGCTTGCTGCTGCTGCATCGCCTGCGCGCGCTGCTGCGCCGCCCAGCGCTGCTTGAGGATCGGGATCGGCGGGACGATGTCGTCGGTGTTGAGCTCGAGCGTCTTGGCGACTTCCCGGAGCAGCGAGGCGATGCCCTCTTGCCCGATCACGCCAGCGACCTGCTGGTTGCCCAATGCAGTCTGGAGGAACTGCGCCTGGCGGGCCTGCGCGGTCTCGCGCTGGATAATGGCCGACGCACCCTTGGCGACGATCTTCACATCGCCCTTCAGGTCCTTGTCGTCACCATAGCGCATGTTAAAATAATACAGGCGGTTCACGGCCTGCTCGATGACCCTGTCATCGATATTGCCAATGACCTGCTTGATCGACTTGCCTGCATTGCCCATCAGCATGCTCATGCCCGACGCGGTGCGCCCGGCGCCGCCCGAGGGCGAGTCCCCCGCCATATAGCGGGGGATGCCGGTGTACTCGTCGGCGAGCGTCGAGAACTTCTCGTAGATCTGCAGGAGCTCGCCGGCGATCGACTGCGGCTGCTCGAACTGCATCGCCGGCTGGCTGCCCATCTGCGGGTCGCTCGTTACTTGCCACACCTTCCACGGATACAGCTGCGTGATCTTCTCGCCTTCCGGGAGCCGGTCGACGTTGTAGACCACCTGCGGGCCAGAGGCGAGGCCCATGTTGTTCACGAGCGCGCGGGCTGCGGCGTTGCAGATGTCCTGCGTGTCGCGACAGAGGTCGGCGACCGAGTTACCCCAGAACGCACCGGGGATCTCTTCGTAGCTCGCCTTGTAGTACGGCTTGCGTCCGAGCGGGTCCGGGTTGATCACCGCCTTGATGACCCACGTGCCGATGAGCCACGCTTCGACCGGGTACTCGGCGAGCGGATCGTCGATCTCGGTCTCGTCCATACCCCACTCGAGGAGGATCTTGCCCTGCACGCTACCCCAGAACTGGAGCGCATCGATGAGCTCGGACGGGTTCGTAGCGACGCCGATGGTGGCCTTGCCCTCTGCAGTCGCCTGCGCCGTGTCGACGTTGATCCACTCGCGCAGTCCGCCGCGGCCGTAGTCGTCGAGCACCGCGTGGATCGCCTTGTCCGAATACCCCTCGACGCCGATGAGCGCCTGCAGGTCGCCGCGCGCGAGCTTGTGGCGCTCGATGAGCCAGCCGTCGTCGATCTCGGAGGCGTCGGGCGCGGGGTAGATGTGAAACGGGTCCACGCGCTCCCACTCGAGCGTGAGCTCCTGCGCGATGTCGGGCGTGAAGCCGCCCTGCCCATCCGGGAGCCACTTGAGCTTGTTGCGGTTGCGCACCACCGGGCCCTTCAGGAACGCGGCGGGGAACGTGGTGACATCGTCGATGAACTGGGAGAACGCGCGAATCCAGCCCCCTTCGAGCAGCTGCTCCTGCATCTTGTTGCTCATCAGGTCGGACTGCTGGCGCGCGAGGTCCTGGATCTGCGAGAGGCCCATTTCCTTCAGGGCCAACAGCATCGAGCGCACTTCCATGTCGGTCGGAGCCTGGCCCGCCTGGGTCATCTGCGCGATTTGCTGCTGCGCGATCTCCATGATCTCCTGGATCAGGTTCGGCGGCATGTCAGCGACGGGCGACGGCTCGATCGTCCACGGCTTGTCCTCGGTCGAGGTGACCAGCACGTCGCGAATCCAGCTGGCGGCCGCGCGGCACTTGTTCGACGTCAGCTGCATATAGATGACTGTCGAGTTCTGCTCGGCGAGGACCGTGAGTTTATCCGGGTCGTACTCACCGCGGCGCTGGCGGATCGACTTGAGCATTTTCTGCTCGGCGGTCATCTCCTTGGCCTGGCGCGCGGTGGTCCACATGCGTCGGATCAGGGCGGCGAAGCCTTGCACCACGCCGTCGTTATTGGCCAACTGCGCAGCCGCTTTCTCTTCAGCGAGCAGCTGCGCGTTGTTCTTGATCTGGACGCCCGGCCCGACGACCGTGGACATCGGTTGGGAACCGGTGATGTTGAGGGCTTGGGCCATTGACGTGGTTAACGATTGTATCTGTCAACATATACCACACAACGTGCTAACTTGATAACGTCAAGCCCACGTGTACCGGACCTTTTCGACTGGTCTCGCCTGTGTTCGAACCGAGCCGCCAAGCAGGTGGCCGCCCGCATGCAGACAGGCGTACTGGTGCCCGTCGAGCAAGTGCGAGTAGCTGTTCTTCTCCGGCTTATCGTCGCTCTCCCCGTTCTGCCGGATCTTGTACCGATACCCACCCGCGAGGCCGCGGATGAGGGTCTGGCAGGATGGGTCAATAAGGTGCGCCGGGCCGCCGTCGATCGTGCGTGTGAGCCACGAGTCCACGCCCGAGATCCGGGCGGCGATCGAGTTGGTCTTTGCCGAGATCACCCGGAAGCCTTCCGATTTCAGGATGTCGAACACCGACTTCTCGTCCGTCTGCGCGCGCTGCGTGCCCGCCGGGTCGCCGACCACCAGCACATTCAAGCCAGCAAACCGTTGGGTGGTTAAGAGAGGCTTGAGCTTCTCGCGGATGAAGCGCAGTTCGCCCATGCCTTCCGACGTGAGCTCAGCGAATGTGTTCAGCCGCCCGCGCGGGTCGACCTGATTTATCGAGCAACTAGGGGTTAACCCGAAGTCGTGGCCAATAATGAGCGGGTACGTGCTCATGCGGATCGGCGTGAGTGGGCTCTTGGCTATGTGAATGCTGCGATCAAACGCAGGGAACACCGGCTTGCCTGACAGCGACGCGCCAAACTTGCCGTGGCAGTAAATGTCGACCCAGTTCTGCGGCTTCCCCTCTGAAAGGTTGATGTAATAATCATCTTTTAAATACTGGAGCCAATCGGCTTCTGGCGACATCCCAGACGGCTGGAAGAAGCACGCAGCGTTGGCCGGCGGACTTGTGAGGTACTCCTCCCACCACGTATCGAAGTCGGGCGGGTTCGACGCGCCCCAGAACTTGTCGATCTGGTTGCCGTAGTCGTCCTTGCACCCTACTCCATTGTCAGCCTTCGACGGGTAGCGTCCGAGACGCCCCTGGAGGGCCATGAACACCTCAGGGTTTAGCTCCCGGAACTCGTCCGCAATGCCGAATGTAGCCTGGAGAGACAGTAGGCGCCGAACGTCGGCGGCGTCGTCGAGTCCTCGGAAGAGTACTTCGCACTCCACGTCGCCAAACTTGAGGGTGTACTTGTAGTTCGTTTTTTCGAACGTCCCGGCCAGGCCATCGGGATACCAGCGCAGGAAGTCGGGGATGGACGTGTCGCGCAGCTGCTCGCGAGACTGTCGGACCCAGATAGCGCGGCTGCGGCGTATCCCGTCCCGACAAGGGGCAATTCGAGCTGCTTCATGGGCGATCTTCAAGATCATCGCCGTGGTCTTGGTCGAGCCGACCGGTCCCATGACGAGGTTGATGAACTTGTCCGACGTGAAGTAGTCGAGCAAGCTGGGAGGTGGTGTGTAAGTTAGGCTGTTGCTCATCCGATGCTCTCATCCCACCAGGCGTCGTCTTCGTTGCGCTCACGTGCGTCGAGCTTCTCGAGCCAGCCGAACATCAGCGAGAGCGCGATGCCGGCCACGCAGGCGAGCACACCAAAAACGCCAGCGACCCACGCGAAGATCACGCCAATCAGGTTCCAGTCGATCATTCCTTGTTCTCCACGATCTCGACGCGCTTCACAGCAGCTTCAGCGGCCGCGCGGTCCAGGTTGATGTTGATGCTGAATCTCGGGCCGGTGTCGCCACCTGTGCCCACCTTGTTCTTCGGCAGCAGGTCGCCGGTCTTCACCAGCGCCTCGTAGATGGCCAGCTTCTGCGCGGCCGAAGTGTCGGAGCTCGCGCCGATGCGGATGAGCTCGTCCTGGATCATCTCGGCGCCCAGGCGGGCCTTGGCGACCACCACCCACCCTTCGGCCTCGAGCTCCTTGCGCTTGCTCTCCACGGCCTTCTGGAAGCTCGGGGAGGCGACGAGGCGATCCCAGCGCGGGCCATCCCATCCGAAGCGTGACGCGATCTCCGCGGGGTCTTCGAGACCTTGGGCGATTGACATCACCATCTCGGGCGGGAAGTTCAGGTCCGTCTGCGCGAGGGGGTCGAAGAGGGTGATCTTGCCTTCGCTCATGCCGAGAACAGATCCGGTGCAATGAGCTCGTAGGCTGCCTCGAACACGGAGCCATCCACCACGGCCGTGCCGTCAAGGACGTAGTCGCCCAGCTTCGTGCTGGCGGGGACGAGCGCGTCGAACCCGTTATCGAGGGTAGCGTGGCGCTCCTCGGGGTTGGCCAGCTTGCCGAGGTCCACGACCTTGTGAGCGGTGATCTCGAGGGTGTTGCGTGCGCGGTGGGTGGAGGTCATTGGAGGGTGTGTCCGTTGGATGAGCCGACTCGGTTTTCCAGCTGGTCGGCGAGTAGGCGGAGTGATTCGGCGCATGCCTTGCGCTGCTCCTCGTCCGCGAAGCCACCGAACCCCTTAAGGCTCGCGTCGTCCTCGGTGACGTAAAACACCGCCGTGTAGAGGATGTCGTCACCCTCAATATCGCCGAGGAACTCCTCGATGCGATCGGTCTGCTCTGGGGTCATTGACGCTCCAGGTATTCCTGCAGTGCGCGGCGGACATGCTCGGCTACCGGCGTGCCCTTCGTGGCTGCGTGCTTCTTGATGGCCTCCACCAACGGCTTCGGGAGGAAGTAGTTGCAGCGTTGCATCGGCTCGTTGCGGATCATGTGTTCCTAGTGTCTGGGTGGCCCCGTTACGTGGGGCCAGGCGGATTTGGGCTCGTCCCGACGATTAAGCTGCCGAGCCCGCTTACAGCCGCATGAAGTGCCACGGGTTAGCAGCCCGCAGCGCGCATCGTCAGTAACGCCTTTCAAGAACCCATGTTAGCTAGACCGGCGTCGTTTGTGAATACCTTATGAGTAGAAAGTGTGTATAACCGACAAAATGGGCCTTGCTCTCTACGGGATACGTAAAGGGGGTGGCCCCCCCAAGGGCACTGGGTCCAGCTAGGGGGTGGGTGGCGGGGGGGTGTAGAGGGCAGGGTTAAAGCGGAAACCATGTATGTAGGGCAGCAGTACACACGGTGAGCAGGGAGCTAAAGCCCACACCGTGTTAGCAGGTAGCAGCAAGCGGCAACTCCCGAAGCCGCGAAGGTAGCAAGAGGGACGGTGGAACGTATCTACCATGGTGGGCGCACGCCCAAAGTGGACTAGACCCGGAAAGCCGATCGGACCCGACACCGGCCACGCTTTGACGTGGACGTGCAAAACGGGATGGATGACCGGCCGTGTAGGTCGGTGGCGAGAATAACTCGGACAGCGTGAGCCCACTTAGGGCGCGTGACGTTCGACGGCGACTCGGGAGGGCGAAACTAACTGACTACGCGCCGACCCTCAAACGACCCTGTCTGACTAAGCGCGGGGGGTCGTAGCTAACTTGGTTAGCTGCAAGCTGCTTATCGTTAGGCAGCTTGTTCCTAACTTAATAACTCATACGGAGTTTGCATCATGGCAAAGCAAATGGCATTCGCAGCGATGGAAGGTAAGGCACTGAGCGCGCTGATCGGCTCGATTGGCAAGGCGGCTGAATCGCTCAATGGCAAGGTCCAACAAGCTGCCGTGCAGTGCGTGGCTCACGCTTTCCTGCATGGCGACGTGCGCCCCGCTACTCAGCTGTTCGAGGCGATGACGAAGGGTATGCGTCGCCAGTCGATCGTCACGTGGTTCGAGGTGAATGGCCCCTTCGCGTTCGACACCAAGAAGAGCGCGTTTGGTCTGCATAACCGCGAAGGTTGGGAGGAGCGTCTCACGAAGGAAGGCACGACCGTCGATGGTTACTGCACCAAGTTGCTCACCATCTCGTGGCTTGAGGCGAAGGCGGAGAAGATCGAATCGGAAGTTGACGTCCTCGAATCCATCGAGAAGTTGCTCGCTTCGATTTCCAAGAAGGTCGCCACCGCTCAGAAGGACGGAGCCACGAAGCCGGTGAAGCACGACAAGCTGCGCGACTATCTCGCCGATGCGGTGCTGAAGTACAAGGCGGAACTCGAAGAGCCGCAACTGGAGAAGCCGCGCCAGGCTGCGTAATCATGGAGCTCACCATCTTCCAGCTTGTTTGTATGCTCGGCGCCCTCCTCGTGCTCTTCGTGTCCATCTTGGCGCACTTGGAATAAGTTGCACACTCATGCCCAGCTTATAAGTTGGGCATCGTTGTGTATCTTGTTGTTGAGAGTCATTCTCATCCCGCACTAAACTTGATCGTGTTAGCAGGTGGCGAAAGATCCACGCTACCTTCGCTCGCAGGTTTTTGTGTGGCTTACCGGTTTCTGAATTTGATTCGCTACATATTGAACTCCATGTGCGAGTCATTCAGCCATACTGGATAAGGCTCTCGTTCTTTTATATATTAACTAGTAAAGTATTAGATATATAAAAAAAGAGGATACGCCTCGTGCGAGGCTGCCACGTGTGTATATTTTTTCGCCGCACGTGGCACACGAAGTTCACGTAAAGGGCGGGTCCATCATTTTTTTATGCCTACATAAACGTGCTTTCTGAGCTAGATTCCCGCGAGCACTAGGCCCCTGCTCATGTTTGACTCGCATGTGTTATCAGAAACCAACATCTGAATGTACAGATTCCTGCGAGCCAGCTAGAATGCGGTGAGCAAGTTCAGCAGGATAAGTTAGCAACCAGTGCGGAGGTTAAATATGCAGGTGAAGTCTTGGGCTGGCGGCGTGGCTCGCATGGGCGCACCCGACAATGCCCGTTCGATCGAGCGCACCATCGGCCCGAAGAACGTGGCACATGTCATTTGGCGTGGCGGCGTGCGCTACATGGTGCTGGCCAACGGCAAGTTGCGCATCGTTGCGTAGCTTAAATCCCACAAACAACAAGCTAACAACTTGTGCGCAACTTAGGTACACGGAGGGCACATGGCCCGCATAGTCAACAAGAACGTCCACAACTTCTTCATCCCCCGCGAGTGGGTGCTCGACATCAAGGCGAAGCTCGGCGCACCGAACATTAACCCAGCCATCGATGCGGAGTTTGTTTCCCGCGTGGGCAAGGACGTCGCCACGTACATGGCGGACTGGAAGCTGGCGAATCCGCATGGCTCGAAGTCGGCCGAGTTCAAGCGCCTGCTCATCGAGTGGTTCGATCCCCCTGCTCCACGCAAACACGAGGCAGCCGGGTCGGACTACGAGACGATCACCTCCTCGTACCAGCGCACACTCAAGAAGCGTCTGGAGCTCGCAGCCGAGGGTGTTGGTGTTACCATCCACGAGCTCCAACGCCGCTGCGTGATCGAGTTCCTCGACAGCATGGGTGGCGAGGCAGCAGTACGGATCGGCGCGCACCAGCGCGAGGTAGCGAAGCGCACGAAGGGAGCGTAGACACATGGACCTGAAGCAAGCCGCGCTCACCGCCACGCGCCCTGCGTGGGCGACCAGCGACGTATCGCGTTCGATCTACAAGCGCATGCTGGCCGAGGCATACATCGAACTCGAAGAGGCGAAGCACACCACATCCACGCTGAACGTGGAGTTTTGGGAGACGCGCATCGCCCTGTGTACCGCGCAACTCATGGAGTGTTGAAGTAGATGGACCTCAAAACCGCCGCGCTCACCGCGGCACTGTGCATGCTGTGCTACCTGGGCGGCGTCATCTCGACGATGGCGCTGATTGCGAGATGAGCACCACCGATTACGGCCACTGGATCAAGCAGCGAAGCCTGGAGATCAGGCGCGACAAACTGCGTGAGCGTCTGAAGCATGCACAAGCCATGCTCCCTATCGCACGCAGGACATCCGAAGTAGGCGCGTCCGTGGATTATTGGGAAGCAGAGATAGCGTCGATCACCGCCCAGATGCTGGAGCTATAACCCGCGCGACACATGTCATGCCGCGCACAACACCCACCTGAAGTAAACCGTAAACGGATAACCAACATGATCAAGCGTATCTACATCCACGCCGGCCACGACGCCGCGCAATGCAAGTGCACCTTCGCCCAGCGCATGGTTGGCGATGGCTGCGACGTCTGCAACCCGGAACTGGCCGAGGAGTTGGCTGAGCCCACCGAAGCCGACATGCTCTGCGCCGAGCTCGAAGACACGCAGCGCGTGGCGCACTACCAGCGCGAGACGATCGCCGCCCACCTGAGCACGATCGACAGCCAGCGCAAGATCATCGCCAACCTGTGCGAGCAGCTGACCGCCGCGCGCAACGCCGCGTCAATGGCCGAGGAGCAGAAGCGCGACCTGCAAGGCCGCATCCTGGGGTACGACGCGGACATGGCTGGCATGGTGAAGTCGGCGGCTGCGTGGGATGAGAAGCTCAAAGCCCAAGCCGAGAAGATCGCCAGCCAGCGCGATGTGATCAACCAGCTGAGCGATCGCCTCGTCAAGGTCGAACGCGCGCTCCGTTCCTAGTTAGCAAGTTGTGAGGAGGTTGATATGGGATACAGAAGCGACGTGGCCTACATGATCCGTGGGCCCAAGGACACGATGCTGGCCGTGCTCGCGCACTACCGGCTGACCGTGCCGCATGCGGAGCTGGCGCTCGACGAGGTGGTGATCTCCGAAGGCATACATGGCGCGAACGATGAAGCGGACCTCACGATTGGGTTGAAGACACACGGCAAGTGGTACGACGATTACGAGGATGTGAAATGCCATGAAAATCTGTGGCGCCTCTTCCTCGAAGCGCAGGAAGCAGCCGAAGCCGACAGCGACGCGATCCATATTGACGGCCGCTTCATCCGAATCGGAGAGAACACGGACGACATTGAGGTGCGCACATTCGGCAACGACTCGTGGAACCTGTGGGAGGAGCTCGACGTGAGCGTGAGCCTCAACGTGGACACCGATGCGTTCAATGATGCCCGAGACATCCACAAGGAGGCAGAGCAGAATGCCTAAAGTCGACCGCGCAGCCACGTGGATACTGGAACACCTGCGCACCAACGGACCGTCCACGAAGGTAGCGATGCGGGCCGAGGCCCCGGATGACGTCGCCGCCTCTGTTGGCCCGCGCCTGTCCGCCCTCGCCTCACTGGGCAAGCTGGACACCCGCACCATCGGCGAGAAGCTAGGTAAGCCGGTGCTGGAGTATCGCCTAGCCGGGAGCACGCAGCGCACGACGTCCACGTCGTTCCGCTCCCATGAGATCCTCGACGCGTTCCTCGCGGCCGCGCGCCGGCAGCTGGGCGTCGAGGAGAGTTACCTCGACCGCCTTAAACGGGAGGCTGTATGAATTCACATGTCATGCCGCTGGATGCGCTGTACGCCGCGTTCACCGGATTCTTTCTGGCCCTGTTTCTCTTCGTGATGTGGGATTTGCACCACATTATGGTCCTCATCGACCTCTGGTTAAGTTAGCAAGTTGTGTGTATGATGCACACACATTGTGAGGGGGTCGTATGAACATCGGCACGGTGGAGCACGCTGAATACGTTATCCGTGTGTGGCTTATGCACCTGAAGCGCATCGACGCGAGGCTTAGCTGCGGCTTCACCCGAGCGCAATGCGAGGAAGGCATCGCGCTCTGGACCGCCAAGCTACTGGAGGCACGAAGTGCACAAGGATGAGAAGCTGATGTTGGTCCTATATGGCGTGGCGGTGCTCGCGCTATGGGTTTCGCTGTTCGTGAAACCGTGGGATGTCGTGTCTACGACCATGTCGGCGCTCGGCGCCATCATCTCCACATGTTGTTGGATGGCGCTGTACCGCAAGGTCAAACAGAACATCGTCGACAGAGTTATCCGAAGACTTGAACGAGGTGAGCAGTGACGTTTCTCAGGCAGCGCACGCTGACGCGGCGCCGGGCAGACAAGAAGTTCGAAGCACGATGGGGAGATCCTGTGCGATTCACACCGACGCCGTGGAGCGGCAAAGAGTGGGCGATCTACGACAGCGAGAAGCGCGGCAACGTAGCGTTCGGCACGAAAGGTTTCTGTATGCAGAAGGCGAGGCATCTGAACGATGAGCATGCACGAGCAGTCTTTGATAGCCCGTGGGTTTCAGGGGTTAGCACCGAATCACTGGAAGCTGATCACGCTGGACAGCAGGCAGATAAACCTCGGGCTGCCGGGCTACGACCGTGTGCCCTACTGGGCGGCGCTGCTTAGCCAAGCGCACCACATCAACTGCCCGGCTGACCAGATCGAGTACATCGAAGAGCAGCTGGCCATCGTAGTGGCAAGGAGGATGGAGTGAGTATGTCCCCATTCGACATTGAGCTCGACGCGACCACGCAGGATATGGTCGAGAACTTCGGCTACGTCGTGGCCGCCATGAAGGAGCGAGGTATCGCCTTCGATCCGGAGAATGACTTCCAAGCGCTCTGGTATCTGGCGCATGAGGTTCGCAACATGTGGGACAACAGCGGAAGATCGCTCATAACCACGCTCGACGAACTGCTCGACCTCAAGCTGGTCAGCGCGAGGCTGGCCGGGTACGACGACCTGATGTGGTGGATCAACGAAGAAGTTTTCGGCAATAAGTAGTTAGCAGATAACGCAGTACACGTAGCACATGTCATGCAGCAAACCACCAACCACTGATTAACTTATAGGATCAGACATGAAATTCTCCGACATCCACACCTCCATCACGGCTCAGTTCAAGACCACCAACCGTATCGCCCCGTTCATCCTCGGCAAGCCGGGCGGCGGCAAGACGGAACTGGCCCGCAAGGTGGGCCGCGACCTCGGCTTCGACCAGGTGATCGAGTTCAACGCGTCACTGCGCGACCCGGTCGACCTGCTGGGCACGCCGCGCAACGCCGGCGAGTTCACCGAGTGGGTGCCGCCGAAGGAACTGTACCGCCTGCGTGAAGGCCGCAACCTCCTCATCATGGAGGAACTCAGCGACGCCACGGTGCCTATGCAGAATGGAATCTGCGGATTAATTCACGATAGAAAGCTGAACGACCTGCAGCTGTCGCCGGACACCTACATCATCGCGACGGGCAACCGCACCGAGGACAAGTCGGGCGCGAACCGCATCACCTCGAAGCTGGCCAACCGCATGCGCCGCTTCGACTTCGACGAGAACCTCGACGACTGGTGCGACTGGGCGCTCGGCGCGGGCATCGACGTCATGCTCATCCAGTTCCTGCGCTTCAAGCCGAACCTGCTCTCGGACTTCGACCCGAACCGCTTCTGCAACCCGACGCCGCGCGCATGGGAGCGCGTCAACATGATCCCGGAAGATCTCGAGCCGGCGCTCTTCATGGACAACGCAGCCGGTGAAGTCGGCGCGGGCGCGGCAGCCGAGTACACGGCGTTCCGCAAGATCGCAAGTTCGCTGCCTTCTATCGACAGTGTGCTCATGAATCCGGCTACGGCTGAAGTGCCGACCGACGTGGCTGTCCTCTTCGCGATGGCTGGTGCGATCTCGATGCGCACGTCGAAGGATAATATCGATCGCGTTTCAGAGTATATGAATCGCATGCCAATCGACTTCAGCGTCCTCATGATGAACGACATTGTTAAGCTCCACCCCGAGGTCAAGACGACGAAAGCGTTCGTGTCGTGGGCAGTAAAGAACGCGAGCGTACTCGTCTGATATGGCGCGCGGCAAGTGGGCTACAAATTTCGGCTTCACCGGCAAGGCGATGTTCACCGTCGACACCGGGCTGCAGGCGGACGGTACGCCCACTGGCTGGTATGTCCGCACCGATGGGAAGATCGACGGTATCTGGCGGGTGTACTACCCGCCGGACTACGCCTACTTTTCAGAGCGTCCATCTTGGGTGCTCGCCAGGTTCGCACCAGGTGGAGAGTGGTGGTGCGCCGTGGTCAACAAGACCGAGCAGCGCGTGGGCCCCTTCCCTACCAAGGCATCCGCGCTCGCAGCACGGAGGATGTTATCAGCATGAAGATCATAACCAAGCGATTGGAGACGGACGACAACTACGCCTCGATCCGGTACGAGAACGGCCACATCACATGGTTCGAGGAGAGCCGGATGTACCACTCTCAGCACGAGAAGACCGGAGACGGCCCAGACATCTACAAGGTGTATGGCGAGCCCGGCTGGCGCGTCGAGGGCGACCACGACACGAAGTACCCGACGCGGCTTACCGCTCTGATCGCAGCGAGGATGGGATGAAGATCATCGACAAGGAGTGGGAGAACGACGACTTCTACACTTCGATCTACTACGGGCCGAAACATCTAAGCACGTCGGCGCGCATGTGGGATGAGGGAGATGGCTGGCGCTTCTCCATGAGTGGCGTTGGTACGCATGTGTTTCGCGAACGCGGCGGTGGATGGTACTGCGACCGCGGCCCAGACGATAACCGCTATCCATGCCGCGCCGCTGCGCTAGTCGCACTGAAGCTCTCGCAGTAAGCACCACAACACTAACTAACTTGAGGCACGCAATGGACATGACTCTCCCCCCGAACATTGACATCAAGGCCACGCAGTTGAATGAGAAGGCGATGCTCGTCAAGCTGACGATGCGCCGCGCTCACATGTCATCGCGCGATCAGGCTGCCGAGGAGATCGTGCAGAACCAGCTGAACGACGCGTCGCTGGTGGTCAACCGCAAGCTGTTCCGGGACAAAGCGAACCCGGTGAACCGGATTCTGACGGCCGCGAGCGAGGTGTACACAGCGCACAAGAAGATGACGCTGCCGTACATGGACGCCGGCCCGCGCATCCTGGCAAACGGGATGTACATGGAGTACACGAAGGCGATGAAGGAGCGCATCGCGCACCTCGAAGGGATGATCGAGCAGACGCTGGCCAGCTGGGACCAGCACGTGGCGGCCGACATCTCGTTTCGCAGCCGGTCATCCAGTGGCGGGAGGGCAACAGTCGAGGACTACCCCACCGCTGAGCAATTCAGGGAGCGCGTGGGATTCGACCTGCGCTTCTCCCCCCTGCCGGACGAGAGCCACTTCCTGTTCGACCTGTCGGAGGAAGACAAGGCGGGCTTCGCTTCGTCGATGAAGGAGATCGCCGCCGGCGCGCGCCGCGATTGCATCATGCGGATGTTAGCACCTGTTGACCACTTGATTAGTAAGTTGCGCTTGCCCATTGGCGAAACTGGGAGTATCTTTCGTGACTCCGCGATCACCAACGTGGTCGAAGGGTGCGAGATCGCCCGCAAACTCAACATCGACGACGACCCCCAGATCACGGCGGTGATCGGAGAGTTGAACCGCGCGATCGCCAAGATCAACGATGCGAAGGATGCAGTGCGCGAGTCGCAGCCCACGCGCGAGGCCGCCGCCAAGAAGCTGGCGGAACTGCAGGCGAAGCTGGCGCCGTTTATGGGGATGGCATGAAACGATTGAGCAGCAAGGCACGCAGGGACCGTAGTCGGCAGAACTTCTTCGAGTACCTCACCGTGGAGGTTGTGCTGCTCCGCATGGCGGGGTGTCCGACCGAAGAGTTGAAGGCGTTCGAGAACCCCAAACACCGCGACCGTGAGGTACTCAAGTCGAAGCTGAACCGACTGAAAGCCTACGTGGTTGACGGGAAGTATGTGTATTCCAACAGGGTCTTCAACTACGGCATGCAGCCCTCGCAGCGGACGCATCCAATCGGAGGATGAAATGACAACGAAGCGTGAAGAGAACTGGATCGCGATCCAGCCGGGGTATGACTGCCACATCCTCCTGCCGGCCTCGAAGGCCACGGAGTTGCTGGCCCACATGCTCCAGCTGCAGCACAAGTACGTCGACGGCAGCTACATGTGGACGGTGGTAGGCGATCGGGAGCATACCAAAATCCAGATCGTCGAAGCCGACCTCATCACCGCCGCGCGCGTGGCTGCGAAGTTCGACGATAAGAAGTAATATGTAGCCCAAACGATCCGGGACTACAAGAATGAAGACGTGTTCAGCATGCGGGGAAGCGAAGGATCTGGCCGAGTTCTATAAGCAGGGACCTTGCAAGGTGTGTAAGCGAGCCATGACGGCGGCTTGGCGCGAGGCTAATCCGGAGCGCGCCAAGCAAGCCACGCGCGAGTGGCAGAAGGCAAACCCTAAGCGCCGAGCGGAGTACGCGTTGAAGGCTAGGCTCGCCGATCCTGAGAAGAAGCGAGCACAGAGCCGCAGATGGTATGCAGAGAACCGTGAGCAGAAGCTCGAGCAGAACAAAGCGTGGGCTCAAGCCAACCCCGATAAGCGTCGCGCGCATATACGTTCTGGATACTGGAGAGATCCAGAAAAGTGGCGTGCATACAGCGCCGCCAAGATCAAGGCGAACATGCCCTACTACGTTGAGGCGGCTGCGAAACGTAGAGCAGCGCAGCGTGGTGCAACACCAGTGTGGGCGGACCGCAAAGCGATCGCGGCGATCTACCGGGAAGCACGGCGCAGAAGGGAAGCAGGCGAGGATGTACACGTAGATCACATCGTGCCGCTGCAGAGCGACATTGTCTGTGGCCTCCACGTTGAATTCAACCTGCGCATCATCGGCGCGTTCGATAACCATAGCAAGAAGAACCGGCATTGGCCGGACATGCCATAACTTACTCATCGAGAACCAACATGAAAACCGTTTCAAAGCTGGACAAAGCTAAAGCAGCCATCGTTTTGGACCACCCATTTTGGGCCTCCATCTTGTTGCGTAGGCCGATGCAGCCGCGTAAGGATATCCCTATCCTCGCGATCGACAAGCGCGGAACCATCTACTACAACCCGGACAACATCGAGAAGTTCACGGTCCCGCAGTTGGTCTGGGGCCTCTGCCATGAATGTGGACATTATCTCGGTCAGCACGCCAACCGGAAGCAGCACCGGGACCACAAGAAGTGGAACATCGCATGCGATGGGTGGCTAAACGACATCCTCACGTCGGCCGGCGTCGGCCAGCCCATCGAGGGCACGGTGAACATGCCGGGCTCGAAGGACAAGACGTGCGAGGCGATCTACGACGAGCTCCCCGACCAGCCCGAAGGTGGCGAAGGTAGCGGAGAGGGCGAAGGTAGCGGGGATAGCCAAGGCGGCATGGGCGACGACGTCCTCGATGAAGGCGCACCCGTCAGCGAGAGCGAAGCCAAGCAGATGGAGGCCCAGGCCAAGATCGAAGTGGCTGAAGCGGCGCAGGCAGCGAAGATGCGTGGCAAGCTGCCCGCCGCGCTAGCTGAGTTCGTCGCCGATTTTCTCGACAGCAAGACGCCCTGGTTCGACATCCTCGAGCGGCACATGACGGCGCTCACCGCCACGCACATGTCATGGCAACGTCCGAACCGCCGCTACGCGCTGAGCGACCTGTATCTGCCGAGCATGGCCAAGGCCCCGACGATGGGCGAGTTGTGCTGCGTGGTCGACGTCTCTGGTTCGATCTCACAGACCGAGCTCGCCTACTACAACGGCCACCTCACGCGCATCGTCGAGCAGTGCAATCCCGAGAAGGTCCACGTGCTCTACGTCGACACGAAGTGCCAGAAGCACGTCGAGTTCGAGCAGGGCGAGCCGGTCGGGCTGGAGTTCTACTCCGGCGGCGGCACGCACATGCCGGCCGCGTTCGACTTCATGGCCGAGCACGGCATCGACCCAGCGGTGACCGTGTTCCTCACGGACGGATTTACTGGTTTTGATACGGACCCCGGCATGCCGGTGGTGTGGTGCATCTCATCCAACGTGGTGGCCCCTTATGGCGAAACCGTCCACTTTGAACTCGAGCACTGAGTGGGTGTGGTCACCCGACGCAGAAAAGGTGATCTACTACCTATTCCCACGCACAGACCGGCCGCCAGTGGAGTACATCAAGCGCAACAGATTCAATCCGTCAACATGGAAGTGGTACTGGGCGCGCGAAGGGCTCTGGTTCGACTCCCTCGAAGAGGCCAAGGCCACCGTGTTGGCGATCGTGAGGATGGGAGCATGAGCGAATGGCATTGGGATCGGCCCGCGATGGATAGATGGCATCGACTCTATGACGACCACGACGTCATACAGGCAGCAGTATATCCAGCGTCGGGATACTGGGCTGCCAAGGTGAGGGAGTCGAGTAGCCTCAAGATCTACGAGCAGCAGTTCATTGACTTGGAGGAGGCGAAGGCATGGTGCCTAGCGATAGCGAGAATGGGCTGACCTGGCGCGCGTGCGGCTTCACCATCGACGGCGCGACGGACCAGTGGGCGCTTGATCTCGGCAACGGCGAGGATGGCGCAGTGGTCTGGGAGGTTCAGGACCTGGACCGCCAGTTCTACTACGTCCTCCACACTAGCGGGATCTCAGAGCCCCACCCCACGCTCGAGGCCGCGCAGGAAGCCGCCCTCGCAGCCTGGGTAGCGGAGAGGATGAAATGATCGAGTGGCATAGGGATATCAGCCGCGATGGATGGTTCGGCGCGGTGCCAGGTCACAACGCGGCGGTCATCATCTGGCGCGAGGTGGCGCACCCACACCGCATCACCATGATCAACATCTGGGACGGTGGTGGGCGCTGGATTGGAGACACAGTCGAAGAAGCCAAGCGGGCCGCAGTCGCACAACTTGTCTTATGGAGGATGGAACATGGGCATCAAAAGAAGCCCTGAAGTCGGCGTGCAGGTGGTCGAAGTCACGCAGCAGGCCGGGCGGCCGAAGTACCGCGTGAACATCACGCTCGACCGCATGCAGTGGAAGTCGGTCGAAGTCGACGAAGCGTTGTCTGTTGGCGACGCCATCGCGTTAGCAGTTGTCGAATTGAAGTTAGCAGGTGTATCCTTGCAACCCAACTGAGGCACAGCATGTTTACTTACTCACAGCTTGAAGAAATCTGGAACACGCGTCGCAAGGGCAACCACGACAAACCCTTGGCGGGCGCCACGCGCCTGCGCAAGGAAGGCGACGACATGGTGGTCAAGTTCTACTTCACCGACATCGTGCGCATCACCCCGGACAACATCGTCACGGTCAATACCGGCGGCTACTCGGACAGCCCGGCCACCCGCGAGCGGATCATGACCTACGGCGGGGTGAGCATCTGGAGCGACAGCCGGACGAATGGCCTCGAGGATCGTGTCCGCTGCAGCGGCGACCTGCCCTTCTCTCGAGAGCTCAAGTTCCGCAACGGTGTGTGTCTCAACCCCGAGATCTGCGTCGACCGGATCACCACGCTCAAGCGCAGCGCGATCACCGAAGTCACGAAGCAGCTGCGCCCCCTGCGCACGTTGTGCATGTCACTCGCCCGCATCAACGCATTCGATAAGTCATTCACTCGGGCTAACTGGGCGTCTATCGATCTCGAGGACCCGCAGTTCGTCGACGCCCAGATGGTGTATGGGCACGGCCAGTGGCAAGGCTCGATCGGTAAGACGGCGCAGGAGTACGTCGAGATCGGCCTGAAGGCTCTGCGCGAGCACCTCTACGAGTACATGGATGCTCACAACACCGAGGAGATCCGCTATGGGCAAGATCAGCGCATCGCTGCTTGATAAGCACCGGGAGATCAACGTAGATCACGACGACTGGTATGAATCGATCCTCGACGACTTCGTGGAGGACATGGCGGAGAAAGGCATCCGGGTTGACCGCGACAAGATCTACTTCGGATGCGGCTACTGCCAGAGCGACGACTGCAACTTCGCCGCGGTAGTGTCAGACGAGAAGAAGTTCATGGAGGTCCACGGCCTGCACGAACGCTACCCGGCGGTCTACCACTTCACGAAGTTCGATGCGTCGGCGATCAGTATCCACGTCAGCCTGCGTCACCACGGTGGCAGCAGCACCTCGATGTCGACCAGCATCGACCTCGATTTCTCGCCGGACTACGACAGCGAGGATCTGCGCGACGCGATCGACGCGGCGATGTACGACCAGTGCGAAGACCCCGAAGAGAACGGCGAGCAACTGATCGCCTGCGAGGTGGATGTGAAAGAGATCATGGCGGGCTACGCCTATGACCTCCACCAGAAGCTCTATTCCGAGCTCGAGTACCAGACGAGCGACGAGGCTGTAACCGACACGCTCGAGTGCAATGGGATCTACGACGAAGAGGAAGACGATGACACCGATGAAGACGACGATGCCGAGCCTGCCGATCACGAACCCGAAGTTCAGGTACACGCCGTCGCATAGCACCGACATCCGCGAGACCTTCAAGAAGCACGACCGCCTCAACAACCGCAGCAAATAACTCACCAACCAACAAGGAACTTACTGACATGAACGTTCAAGAAGTTGCAGCAGCCAAGGCCCTGATGATCCTGAAAGCCGCCGGCGCCCGGTTCCACATCAAGATGTCCGATGGCATCGAGTATGGCGAGCCGATCGTAGAAGGCAAGCCGCGCAAGAAGGTCGGGCCGAGCATCCTGCACCACTATCAGGAGCCGATCGAGAGGATGGAGGTGGGCGATGTGGTCCAACTCGCCTACCCCGCTGATATAGACCGCGTGCGATTCAAGACGAACGCGCAGTCCTACGCCCGTAACAAATTCGGCCCCGACTCGTGCGTCGTGGGCAAGACCGACACTCATGTGGAGATTCTCCGTGTCCAATGAAGAAACGAAACGTCTCGCGCGCGTCGAGTCGCGCCTTTGCCAACTGATGCTCCACATGGGGCTTGATCCGAATGAGAGAGTCTACGATGCGCCCTTCGAAAGCGGGTCCCCTCAACATCCCGCAGACGGTCACCCGTATGCACCGCGCCATGGCGCACCGGGATGCCGTCGAGCCTGAGAGCGAGGCACATGTCATGCTCCAGGCGGCGATCGACACCATCCGCTCGGTGCTGATCATCTACCTCGGGCACGGCGTGGAGCCGCGTATCCAGTCGCGCCACATGGAAGGCGTCGAGCACTTCAATAAGGTGCTCACGTCCTTGGACATCAACTAGATCGAGGCGCCCACGTTAGCACGTGGGCGGTAATGAGTGAGCCTAATCCCATCGGCTGGGGCACTAGCCAACTACTTCAAGTCCAACAGAGAGGCGCAGAACGCCATGAACCAACAGGAAGCCGCGATGGCAAACAGTATCTCTGGAATGGCCACCTCGTCGATCACCGCAGCAGTTGATCCGTACTACACCCAATTCATACAACCACCAGGATTCGGCATGGGCGCACAAGGAATCCAAGCGGCGCAGGCGCCAAAGAAGCCGGACGGCAGCTTCTCGATCGCTCTCGAGAAGATCGAGGACGGCTATGTCGTCCACGTATCGCAGGGCACGCCGTACGACAACAACCTGCGTACCAGCAAGCGCTACATCGCTGCGGAGCTTGACGAGGCGCTCGACAAGGCCAAGGCCGGCATTGTGACCTTCGCGCTGGAGAAGTAACGTGCCCGGCAACAAGAAGTCACGCAAGAAATACAAGCCCGTCGTGCGCCTCGCGCTGCCGATGACCTACGGCATCACCAAAGAGGCGTCGATGTGGCTGCAGATGTCGCCGCACCAGCACCTCGAGGAGTTCCGCCGCGGCGATGCGGGCGAGCAGGCGTGGCACACGCTGGTCTGCCGACTCAACATCGGCCTGACGCTGGCGCACGAGTTCTTCCCGCTCGCTAAGCAGGACATGGCGGACGCGCTGCAGGCCATGCAGGATGTCGGCGCACGCCATGACTTCCTCAAACAGTGGGGGATGTCCGGCGACCAACTGAAGGTGGTTGGCGTCGGGCTGAGCCTATGTGACGACATGCAAAATTCGGTGACTCGCCGGGAGTTCTCCAAGGCAGTCGACGAAGTATTCGAGAGGGCGGCTGTATGACGGATCTAGTCGTAGGTGACTTCGAGACGTACTACGCCACCGATTACAGCCTCACGCGCCTCACCACTGAGGCGTACATCCGCGACGAACGGTTCGAGGCGATCATGCTGGGCCTCAAGGTGAACGACGAGCCTGCGTACATCGTCGACTCGACCGACATCGGCGCGGCGCTGCGCGACCTGAACCTCTCCAACAAGAAGTTCCTCGCGCACCACGCCGCGTTCGACGGTGCCATCCTCGAGTGGCGCTACGGCGCGCGGCCCGGCATGTACCTCGACACCCTGTCGCTCGCGCGGCCGGTGACGGGCAACACGGTCGGCTGCTCACTGGATGCGCTCGCCAAGAAGTTCACGAGGGGCGAGAAGGGCAAGGAGGTCGTGGCCGCGCGTGGTAAGCGCCGGTCTGACTTCACGCCGGCCGAGTTCACCGCGTACGCCGGCTACTGCAAAAACGATGTGGAGCTTACCGCCCTGCTCTACCAGATCCTGCAGCAGTTCTCCACGCCGCAGGAGCACTACATCATCGACATGATGCTGCGCATGTTCACCGATCCGGTCTTCGAGCTCGATCGCACCACGCTCATCGAGCACCGCAACCAGGTGCAGGCACAGAAGGCGCGGCTGCTCGAGAAGGTGGAGGCGTTCTGTGGCGCTGATGGATTGATGAGCAACGACAAGTTCGCCGAGGTGCTCGATCGCCTGGGCGTCGAACCACCGATGAAAGTATCGGTCGCCAAGACGAACAACGCCACGAAGAACCCGAGCGGCGAGCCCGTCTACACCTACGCGTTCTCCAAGCAGGACGAGGCGTTCAAGGCGCTGCTCGAGCACGAGGACCCCATGGTGCAGGCCGTGGTCGCCGCCCGTCTGGGCGTGAAGTCCACCATCGAGGAGACGCGCGCTGAGTCGTTCCTGGGTATCCAGATGCGTGGGCTGCTGCCTGTTTACTACCACTACTGGGGTGCGCACACTGGCCGCGCGTCCGGCGGCGACAAGGTGAACCTGCAGAACCTGACCCGTGGCGGCAAGCTGCGCGCCAGCATGAAGGCCCCGCCTGGCCACGTCGTCGTGGCATGCGACTCCGCGCAGATCGAAGCACGCGTGGTGGCATGGTTAGCGGGTCAGGATGATCTTGTTGCCCGGTTCGCCGCCGGCGCGGACATTTATTCCGAGTTCGCGACCGACATCTACGGCATGCCCGTCGACCGGAAGAAGTTCAAGGAGCACTTCGAGATGGGCTTCGTAGGCAAGACGGCAATTTTAGGACTGGGTTTTGGCCTAGGCGGTAAAACTTTCCACACGCAACTCAAGAAAGCGAAGGTTAAGTGTGACGAGGCGTTTGCTCAGAGCGTCGTCGATCTATACAGACAGAAGTATGGTGAGATCGTCAAGCTGTGGAAAAAATGCGACAACGTGCTTAAAGATGTTTGCAATGGGTACGAAGGGTATGTAGGCGTCGGCGTCGAGCTTTTGTGGAACCAGGATGGTATCCACCTGCCCAACGGCATGCTGATCCGCTACCCCGAGCTCAAGCGCGGCAAGGATGGCTTCGAATACAAGACCAAGCGCGGCTGGGTCAAGCTGTACGGCGCGAAGGTAGTTGAGAACATCGTGCAGGCGTTGGCGCGAATTGTCGTTTTCAATCAAATGGCTATGATCGACCAGCAGCTGCGCCCGCTGGACGCGCCCAGGCAGCGCCACCGCGTCGCCGCGTCGACACACGACGAAGTGATCGGCATCGTGCCGGAGGATAAAGCTAACTGGATGGTCAACTTGATGCTAACGATTATGCGGAAAGTCCCTAAATGGGCATACGGTCTACCTATTAACTGCGAGGCAGAGTATGGTCTGACATATGGCGACTGTAAGTGAGATATCGCACATACCTATTAACCCTGTCGGTTGTAACTTCTCACAACGTGTGTATAGTGTATGTATTAGTCACAATCTATATACATAAAGCCATGATTTCTTATGACCAACAGCGCGCCAAGGCTGCTGTCGAGTACTTGGTAAATACGACCTATTTCCCGCACCGCGTCCGCGGACTGCGTACGGAGGTGAAGCGCCCGCGCGCACTCCCCTATAAAGGAGATGAAGAAGTGCTCAACGAACTGCTCGTGATCGGACGGCAGAGCGAGCAGGCGATGGAGAACCTGATCGCGGTGGCGGAGTTCAAGCGCGATCAGGACCGCAACGCGTACCAGCGCCAATATATGGCTGCGCAGCGTCGCCGGTTCCGTTGGGCGGTGGAGCTCGAGGAGCGACGCACCGGCGCCAAGCTGGGGCTGGATGAGCGCAACCGCCTCGCCCATGAAGTCCAGGCCATCTGGCTCGAGGAGCGCGACGCGTACGTTGAGCGGCGTGCCGAACAGTGGATCGCTCAGCATGGCGGCGAAGTATCGTATGATGATCGCCGGATCTTCATCGAGCAGTTCTGGGACCAGAAGAACCAGGAGCTCCAGGCTATGCTTTCTGAGGTGCCGAGCGCGGATCATGTCATCCGAAAGAAGCGTCGAACCGTTACTGTCAGCACACCTACAACAGTCATGGGGCAGGCACTTCAAAAAGCGATTGACATTACCAAATGAAGGTTTATGATCCGTACACGTTCAGCAATTGAGTAACTGTTTGCAACCAACAAGGTAAAAAATACCATGCCCGACATGAAGGCGTGGACATACAGCCAGCTGGACGGGTTCGAAACCTGTCCTCGGCAGTACCACGCAAAAACAGTGCTGCGGCGGTTCAAGTTCGAACCGACCGTGGCAACCGAATGGGGCGACAAGGTTCACAAAGCGTTTGAAACGGCCATCGAGGACCACACCCCCCTCCCGGACGGCATGACGCAGTGGCAAGGTATAGCGAACGCGCTAACAGCTATGCCCGGAACCAAGTTAGTCGAGAAGAA